ATAAAAATCTCTAATGTCATCTGTAAAATTTAGTCCGAAAGTTTTAATAAAAGCATCTATTAAGGCTCTAACAAAAGAACAAAAATATGGATAAGAAAATTCAAACCTCTTTAATCCCTTCTTGTAAATCATCAAATAAAAACTTTTAAAAAACGGCAAAAGATAAGAGTGAGAAAGATAAAACAAAAGAATATATTTTTGAATTGCTGCCAAATGTAAAAATTCTGGGCTTAAAAACCCTGGGAATGGTTCTTTTTCCCCCTCAATATAAGTAAAAATTCCTTTTTCTCTAAACTCAATTCTTTCTACTTTAACATTTTCAGAAGACCCAGAAAAATTTGGCAAGATTTTTGTTATGTCCATAATTCATTTTCGTAAAATTTCATTTGATTTAAATCCTCAACAAACGTTAAAGCAAACGCATCCCACACGTTTGGAGAAGCAATCCCTTTTTTCAATAAGTTTTCTTTTGGTTCCATTTTTATTTTCCTGTCTGAATGGATTTTGTATCTAATAGTTAAAGCTTCTTCCCAAGCATCGTTTTTTATTAGTTTTCCTCCTTTTAAAATCCATTCTCTGGCTTTCCAATACAATTGTGCTTTTTTATTGAAAAATCTTTCTTCCTCGTCTGCTTTAGAGCCAAAAACAACTCCGTATGTTTTTTCGCAAAGCCTTGTCTCGTTTAATCTGTCATAAATTCCCTTGCCAACGCCAGTAACATCAACTGCTATTGTTCTTGGAGTATAAATTGAATAAAATTCTGCTATTTTGGGTAAAATTGCCATTGTATCTGAAAGCCGTTGATTGAATAAAACTTTGGCGGTTAATTGGTCTCTTACCACGATTGCTGTTGCGTCTCCCCCTGCTCCTACATCTACGCCAATAATACAGGGTTGTGTCAAGGGATAATCTGTTTCAATGATAGCATCGTTTAACTGTTGAGATGTAATTAAACGCATATAGCCTTCAGTATCCATTTCTCCTTGTAGGGCATACCAATCGCCATCAAGCAGTGCTTTTTTCGTTTTCTCGTCCATTCCTTTGCTTAATTCTTCATAATAACTTTCAGAAATATACGGGTTGTCTCCTCTTTCTGCCTTCAAAAATCCTGCCTCTTTACATCTTTTATCTTTTGATGTTTTTTCAATAAAAAATTCTCTCACCCAATCAGAAAATTCTCCGAGTGGGTTTGATACCGCAATGCATTTTGGATTTTCAATTCCTGCCCACCTGTTCCTTTCTAAAATCAAGTCAAAGGTTTCTTTTGGAATTTGAACTAATTCATCTATTCCTACAATCGCCCATTCGCTTGACCTGTATTTCTCTGGTTCATCTAAATTTCTAAACATTAAAATACCGCCCCCATATTCTGGTTTTAAATGAAACTCGTGCTTTTGTTCATAATAAGTTCCCAACCATTCTGGGAATTCAAGTTTTATCCTCTTCAAATGTCTATCGTTTAATTCTGGATAAGTTTTACAAAACAATCCACCCTGCACCCCTTTAAATCCTTTTGCTCCCCAGTATAAAAGCCAATAAAGAATAGTCCATCTCAAAGACCTGGAATTATGAGTAACTATTAAATCTTTTCCAGCAATATAAAGTCCATTAGGATTATCAACACTAATACAAGCCATTTCATCTTCTCCAATTTCTTCAATTTTTACAATTTTTCTTGTAAGTTGGTCAAAAGAGTTTTTTGTTTGATGAATGCGTTCTTTTTTTCTTGGTAATGAAACAAATTGTTCATTGTGTTTGCTCAAAATATATAAAACGTAACATTTTTTACCCTCTTTTCTTGTGCCATCTGGTAATCTATAAAAGGGATTTTTTTCTGAGATCATAACCCTTGCTCCTAAACTTCGTAAAACAAATTTCAAATCTTCTGCTAATTGAAAAGAAGTTGTATAGAACACTAACCTTCCCTTTTTGTCAACAAATCCATCTGTATCCATTAAGCCCCTTACCAATTCAATTCTATCTTCAATAGAAGCCCATTTATAGCAATCAGGAATAAATTTTTCATCACTTTTTTTATTTTCTAAACCTAATTCTTTTATAAAACCATAAAGTTTAGAAATACTATAAACATGCCCCCTGCTCCATTCATTTACTTTATATCCCAACTTTCTTATTTTTTGAACTATAAATTCATCATAATTTGTAAACGAAACTGTACTTTTATTACGAAATGTTCCATCTCCTAATAAAACTCCTAAAACATATGGATGAATTTTTCTTTTGTCCCTGTATTTAACAAAATTAAATTTTAAAGGTTCGTTAATTGGTATATAATATCCACTTTTCCCTATTAAAAATTTTGTTGGTAGAACTCTCCATTGAGCCTTCGTCTTTCTTTTAAATGTTGCTCTTCTAACAAGCCATAAATGGTCTTCAGAACAATCTAAATGTGCCCCATCACTAAAATAAACCCGATAAGTTTTCTTTATGCCCTGTGGATAATATCCAACAATAGTTTGACAATCACCATCAGGATTTAAAATTAAATCACCGACTTTCAAATCTTTGAGTTTCTTAAAACCGTAAGGAGTTAAAATATCTTCTTCCAATTTAAGAGCTTTTCCTGTACCCACTACTCCTCCCAATAAAGTATATCTATAATTTTTCGTGAACTCTAAAAAGAGCTTTTGTTTTGGAGTAAAATTAGCAAGTTTAAAAAAGTTTATTTTTTCCATTCAAGATATTATTTTTTTTCATTTTTCTTTTTCGTCTTCATCTATTAACACCAGAACTTTCTTTTCTTCTGTTTCGATTGTTTGTTTTGCCTGTCCGTATAATCTATCAAGGATATCTTTATAAAAAGAATAATTTCCTTTTAACGCTTCTGCTATTCCTTTTTTAACTATCTCTACTTGTATTTTATCTGGTTCTTTTCCCAATCTTAAAGCCTCTGCAACTGCTTTTGATGCTTCAATAAAGATTGTTTTGAAATTCTTTGTTCCCTTTGGTCTTCCGTTGGGATTTCCTGAAATTCCTTTGGGATATGGTTTCAAGTTTGCCAAGGATTTTTCTGATACCATTATTTTATTTTAAACTCTATTTTTAAAAAGTCAAGATTTCTTCTCTGCTCTTTCTTTGTTTTCTTTTTTTTCTTCTTTTGCGAGATGTGGAAAACTTGTGAAAAAGTAAGTAATTTTAAGGGAGAATTTGATATTTTTCTCTTGCCTCTTGACTTTTTTGTTTCCCTGATTATAATAAAAAGTGAAAATAGATTAAATTAAAAAAGAAAGAAAATTAAAACAAAAAAGAAAACGAAAAGAAAAGGGAGAGAGAGAAACTACACCGCAGACAGCCAACGATAGCAACGGGGAAGGTGGACAAAACAATCACAGCGTAAAGCATAAAGTTTAGTCCAATTCCTTCCCAAAATGATTTGAGAAGTTAGCGGAAGTTTCTCCTCTCTCCCAAAATTAAAAAAGGTCGTAAAAATAATTAAAAACAATGAGAAAGGAAAAAGCAATAGAAAAAATTAAAAAAGAATTAGGAAAACTTGGATTTAGAAGTTATTTTCCTATTGAAGTAGACGATAATGGAGATTGGAGATGGACAGATGATGCGCTAAATGTTTTATCAGATTATATTTATACGAAAATTACACAAATTAAAAAATATGAGAGAAAAAAATATGGAAAATAAAAACAAACAACCAAAAATGACGCAAGAGATAGAGGAAAAATGCTGGGCTTATTTAGAAAACGGAATGCCAACTGAATGCCACGAGTACTTACACGATTTAGGGTTTTCAGATGATGCCATTGACTATTTTCTGGAGGTATGGCGTGCTGGCAAGTCCCTTTATCCCTACGGGGATATTCAAAAATAAAGGTCGGAAAATAAATAAAAAATAATGGACTATTTAAAAGAACAATTAAAAAATCAATTTGGGTTAGATACCGATAAAATGGAAAAAGAACTTTTTGGAGAAGGAAAAAGAATTTACACGATTGATTTAAAAGATACTGACACAGGAGGAGTTTTAACTTTACAGGTTGAAGCAGACAATGTTGTTGAGGCGTTAAAGGAATTCCAGTCGAGATTAAAGAGAATGGATACTCTTGATATTCTTAAAAAAATTGAATTTCCAATGACAAATTTAAGCGAGGTTGATAGGGTAATTTTAAGATTATTGAATGAAATAAGAGCGGGAGGTTAAAGTCCTTCCCCGCCTTTTGGAGGTTTTCAGCGGTCAATTGTAAAACTTCCATTTTTTTGTTAAAATCTAAACTATTAAATGTCTTATTAAACAATAAAAACTATGAGCCGTAGACGAAAAAAAACAATGGTCTTTTTGCTCTTTATATCAATATTAATGGGAATTGGATTTTACTTGGGGTGGAAAAGTTATCCCAAATTAAACCAAGTAAAACCACAGATAATTGAAAAAGTTAAAGAAGTAAAAACACCGATAGATTTTGATGATGAGCAATATGTTAAATACTGCTTTGAGAAGGTAGCAAAAGAAGAAAACATAAAGCCTGAAGTTTTTTATGCCATTAAAGAGTGTGAAAAGGGTTCTGCTTGGGTATTAAATAATACAAAAGACGGAGGACATTTACAGGTTCATTGGAATACAGGTTTAAGATACGGAGCAAAAGATTTAAGGGACTTTGTAGATCCTTGCAGACAAGCAAAGATAGCATCGGAGATTTTAAAGAAAGAAGGAATTTCTGCCTGGACTACTAAAAAGTGCATTGAAAAGAAACTTATTTTTTTAGAGACTACCCCAAAATCCCCCTAAAAAAATCGACAAAATTGCCCCTCAGAGACGAGTTAGCAAGGTTAAATATACTTTATCCCATTCCAAGCAAATGCCTCTTTAAAGCCTCTAATTCTGCCCTTTCTTTTTCTAAAAATTTTAAGGGAGACATTTTTTCTGGTTTTTTCCTATAAAGGGAAAGCAACTTTGAATACCATTCTTGCCCCCCCTTTATATAAATTTGAACCGCAATAGTATGGTTTTCTCTTTTGTGTAAGTTAAAGTGGCATTTTTGGCATAGAAAAACCCAGTTATAAGGATTATAGATTAGATGTTTTGCCAAGTGTCTTGGAATAAAATGGTGAATTACTACATTCTTTTTGCTCCCGCAAAGTAAACATTCTTTTTCCCATAAAAGTTCTGCCACTTCATTCATTAGTTTTTCGCATTCCTCTTTTAATAGTTTTATTTTGGATTTTTTTCTGGACATAATTAAAGAGTTTTAGAATAAGAATTAAGAACTTTTTCGTGAAAATCATACAACCTTTTTTCGATGTCTTGCCATATTTTAGGGTCGTATTCTATATCAAATCTCTTTCTGGATAAGTGCCAAGAAACAAGATAGAGACGCATTTTAGATTTGTTTAAAGCCTTCATATAAGCTGTGCATTGATAAAGGTAGGGTAAGGGAACTGTGTCATAAATTTCTGGAACTTCTTTTGTTTTAAACTCTACAATTTCCTCGTTTGGTAAAATTAAATCTACCTTTCCTACCAAAACTATTCCGTGTTTTAGGACTATTTCTATTCTTTTTTCCTCATAACCAAAAAGAGATTGAATTCCCTGGTGAATAATTGTTCCCCATTGTGCCATCTTTAACTCGTCCAAATCGAGAATTTTGGGTTCTAAAAACTTTTCTGGCGGTATCTTACCTGTGAAATAATCCCATAGTTCAGAACAATAATAAACCCCTACCTGTCTTTCCCTTGCTTCCTCCATTGCCTTTTCCATCAGTTTCTCATCTAATTCAGGGAATTCATCCATTAGAGTTCCTAATTGCCAACTCTTTTCTGCCAACTCTATTGCTTTTTGGTAAAGAAAATCTGGTGTAGGTGGATTAGGAGAGGAACTATAAAGATTTGCCAGAGACCCAAAAAACATTGAAACCCTGTCTCTAATGAATTCTCTTTTATCCTTGTTCAATTTTTCCTTCTTGGTGTAATACATCTTGAATTTTTTGAGTTAGAATATCTTTCCATTTTTTAATATGTTTGCAGGTTTTATGGCTTATATAGCCCAGACAATCGCATTTTAATTCTCCTGTTTTGATATTTAGCATTATATGATAAACCCAATCGTCAGGAAGCCCAAGTTTCTCTTTTGCTTTTTCCGAAGGCTTTTCCTTTCCAACAACAATCCATTTAGAAAGATAAGGATTTTTTACAAGTTTCATAAATTAGAGGGGGAAGGGGGGACTACCCTTCCCCCAAATTTACTCAACTTTCAATAAGTTCTTTACCAAAATCTGATAAGCAAGGTTAGCAAATACTATCGTTCCTATCAATGCTTCCTTTACTGATGGAATATAGTTTACCCAGTAAGCCACCGCTCCTATAACCAAAGAAACAATAATGGCAATTGTAGCCCTCTTTAAGTCGCTATCTGTAATTTTCTTAATATATTGAGTAATCACCGAAGCAATCGTTCCCACAATTGATAATGAAAGTAAATCCATAGTTTTATTTGTTTTTGTTTAATACGACCTTTAAATCTTTTAAATCCTTTTCTTTAAATATCCTCATCCCATTCACTTTCTTCGGCAGTTTCTACTTCTTCTTCCTCTTCTTCTGGTTTTTCTTTTTTAATATAATCTCTTGTCAGCATAGTTTTTTTATGTCTTATGACCTTTGAAAAAATTATTAGGGGAGGGGAGCAAACGCCCCCCAATCTTTATTTCTTTCTTTTCTTTTTTGCCATTATTTTTATTTTGGCTTTACGACCTTTGAGGAAGATTATTTTCTGTTTTTGCCCCTCCTTCTTTTGGGAATATTTGTATTCCCATAAAGCCTCTTGTGTCTCCTTCGCCTTTCTTCGTTTGTTCTGGGTTTACCAAATGGCATTTTTTTATTAAATTCTCCGACCTTTAAATTATTTTATTTTTTCTTTTAACCACCCTATATATTCCTGAAAAAGCTTTATTGTTTTTTCTTTCATCGTTTTCGCTCTTTCAAGATTTTCTATATCTGTTTGGATTTCATTTTTTTTCATTGCTTTTTCTTTTATAACCTTTTCAATTCTCTGATTTGGTAAAATAATAGTTTCTTTTTCTAATTCTTTAAGTTCTTCTTGCCCTTTATTCGTTAAAAATTCTATCCACAAAATATCTTTTTTTGTTTCTTTAATTTTCTTTTCAACCTCCGAAATTATTTCTTTTTCAATAATTTGTTTTAATTCTTTATCCATTGTTTTTGATTTTCTAAATGTTTGTAATAACCGCAATGAAAAGACCAATCCCCCAGATTACAAGTGCTATTTTCTACCAGATAATAAGGACACTCATTTCTAAAGGAACATTCATTCGAAAACAATTTCTTGAACAAAACATAAACTTTAAAGTAAATTCTTGCTATAAGATCCCAAATCAAATATATCTTTCTATTTCTTGTCCACCATTGTTTTGAATTCTTATCGTATACAAAATCAAAAAATGTATGATCAAAATTTTCATCTTCAAACACCTTAAAACCCCAAAACTTTGCTATTTCTACGGCTCTTTTATACTGGTCAATATGAGCCACCAATAAAATTCTATTCTTTTCTTTCAAAATTTTTCTTGCTATTTTTAACGCTTCAATTGTATCAACATATTTTTTATCCTCTCTTTTAATAACAGCACAACGAGAAAAGAGGGTAGGATAATCATCTTTAAGATATTTTGCTATGTTTTCTTGAATTACAATTTTTGCTTCTGGATATAAATTACCAAGATTTAAAACCATTACACCTAAAAAAACATTTGTTTGTCCTGTTCCAAAATCTAATCCTACAATAGCATCTACTTGTAATGATTTTTCTTTGTTCATTTTTTTAATAACCAAATTAGACCTTTAGTGAAAAGAAAAATCAAAAACAAAATCCACAAAAGAGTAGCAATTGCTCCCAAAACCATAATTAATTTTATAATTTTCCCAATTATCTTTTCAGTTATTTTTTCTTCCTTCATTTTATCCAAAAACAAAATACCAAGCCTCAATCGTTAATCCTATTGTCGCTAAAACAATCGCAATATTAATTAAAATATCTTTGGTTTTTTC